TCCATCTGCTGATCTGCCGCCTGCTTACGCTGATACTCGTTTTGCAGGAATGGATTCTTGGCGATTGCTTTGGCATCTTCTTCCGATGCACCCTGCCCCATAAGGTATTGAGTCATCTCATTCGCCCGTTCCTTCTTCTCTTTACCTTTAAAGTATGCTGTGGCCGCCTGTCCGAGTGCATTACCGAATGCCTCATTCGCTCGAGCCTGTGCCGCCCCTGCTGTCTGAAACGCTGAGAAGTCCATCCTCCCCAAGCCTGCCTGTACTGTATCGCCGATTGCCATAGTTTTATCCTCTTCCTAAGTATCCGCCTGCTATGCTTCCTACCATTCCCATTAATCCACTCGCCATTCCACTTGCCGCTTGTTCGCGAGCCGCATAAGTGTTTGCTAGGTAGTTCGCACGATTAGCGTTATCCTGTAATCCGATATTTACTCCGGCATCAGGGTTGATCCTGGTTGACTGCTCCTGTGGGATTCCGAATAAAGCCGCTCGTTCGCCATACCCCTGCTGGGTGTAATTACTTCCACCCCTAAGCATAGCCATTGGATCGACTGAGGTTGCCCGATTAAGTCCACTGGCATAACTGCCTAGACCCTGAGCCTGTTGACGATTATCGCGAATGATATCCCGTAAATAGTCTTCCCTGCTCATCGCCTCGGCCGCGATTGCCGCATTGTCCATGTCGCGTCCTCGAGCCACCAATCCCTCCCGAGCCGATTGAGTCGCCCGTCTTCTCATCTCAGGTGAAAGGTCATTGATTTGTGACTCACGAAATGCCTGGTCGGCCATCTGATTAGCCTGTTCTACGCGAGCCTGCATAAGCGGATCGGATGAACGATATGCCTGATTTAAATCAGCACCAAATTGATTAAGCATCGATATATCACTACCCGCCTGACGCTCGGCCATTTGACTGCCAAACTCCTGTGCTCGCATCGCATTTGATTCTGCGAGATCGGCCATAGGATCAGCGGCTCGCTGAGCGAGGCTCATCTGTAAATCCTGATACTGAGGGTCGTATGTCTGACGAGTCTGTAAAAGTTTACCCTGAATCGCAGGGTCAGACATCGCATTTACATAATCTCTTGCCGATTTACCGACATTTAACTCAGGCATGGGCGGTGGTTTCTTTCCTCCTCCAAAAAGTTTATTCAGAAAGAACGATGGTACGCCTGAACTGTTTACCGGCTCACCTGCTCCACCGGCATCCTTGAGCATTTCTGCCTCTTCCGAATTTATGTAAGCAAGCGATTCTCCCTGTGGAGCCGCTGAGTTCAGAAGAGCGGCGGCTTGTTTAAGAGGGTCATCAGGTGCGAATGATGGAATCCCTTCAGGAGTCATAGTGGGAGTTGATGCTCCCGAGTTTCTGAGAATCTCCTCCTCCATCGGATTAATGTATGCCAACTTCTCACCCTGGGGAGGTTTTGGATTCATTATCTTACTGCGAGATTCTTGCAGATAAACCATGTCATCCAATAACTGGCGATCCTGTGCGGATAACCTGCCTGACATCTCAGAGATTCGTTTCATGTTAGGGTCAGGCATTGGTTCTGCCTTTGGCTCCCTGTTAAATAGTTTGTCAAAGATATCCATAATAAATCAGGTTTTGATGATATAATTTAAAATGATGGTTGGCTGGACATTGTTGTGAGGTTGATCGCCACCAGTTGCAAGTGTAGTTAAGTTTTGCGGGTTAGTACCTCCTGAAGTGTCACCTGATTCAATATAAGGACCGGACTCACTTATAAGCCCAGTATCATGCGTATGTGAAGGCATTTGAGCTTCCGTCAGAGTGTGTGTCTCAGCCCCACCTGTAGCTCCTAAATTGTCTCCATTTAATCCACCTGTTTGATTGGTTAACCGATCAGCAGATGTACCTCCCATGTTATCCTGACCTGCAATCACTCGTCCCCGAAGGTCGGGTAGATTGAAGGATGATCCTGAACCTCCATAAGTGAATCCGATTACCCCGTAGAGGTCACCATAGTCGGCTATTAAAACTGATTGACCTGCACAAACTAAATAACCTGTTGGTGCGGTCGAACCGGCATAAGGCAGAACTGTAGCGGTTGGCATAAGGACACTCACTGCCGCACTGTCTAGCTTGGCCGCAGTCACCGCTCCGTCCTGTATCTTGGCGGTAATGACTGAGTCAGTCGCCAGTTCGTTTGAACTAATCCCTGCCGATTTGACTTTCAAATATCCACCTGATCCATCGACCTGAATAGTGGAATCATCTGCTGTCTGATTAGCACCTGTTCGAAAGGTTGCCAGGTTGGCGATGTCTTGCAACTTGGTTGCGGTTACCTGGTCGCCGGATGAGAATGATTGTCCTGTTTGTAATACTGCCATGATTTATTTCTCCTATGAAACGGATGTGGTGGATCGGTCTGTGATTCTAGCGTCCACCTTGGCTGACCGAAGATAGGGTCTGCCATTGGTTGGTTGAAAGTCTGCCTGTACTCCGAATCCCCTTTTATTGACTCTAAGCCTTACCGATGCCTCTTCTGAGTCGGGAAGATTACTACCGAGTAAGGATGATATGCTTGTGGATTGAGTGGTAGAATCAGGGTCTTCGGTGATAAATTGAATATTACCATCAGTCGAAAAGCCTGTATTTGATTTAACATGAAGCTCGGCTCGACTGAAGGTTTTACGGTCCATTGAGTCGGCATCGTACTGGCGAGTGGTCAACTGACTGACCACGGGAATCGTTTCCGATTCTGCCTGCCCTGCGGTGAGGGAAACAATATCGCCTCCCTCAAATCCATCAACCTTGTGAACGCCTCCCTCTTCGGTAGTTAAATATAGAGCGTTCTGTGCTCCTTCACGGGCAACGATTAGATCGCGAATAGCAAACTCGGTGGAGTTTACCTGATCGATAGATTCAAATCCTCCGTTGATAAAATTATATACGATAATCGCATTAAGCTTGGTAGCATCTCCCCGCCCAGGTGCTGAGTCCAATGGAACTGCCAACCAATACCTCGAGTCGAAATAAACGGCACATGACAGGTGAGCATAGTCCTGATTTATTCGATCCACAAATGGTTGGATGGTTTCCGAAAGAGGTGTGCCTGTTCCCCGTAAATTATATTCGTCCATGAACTGAATTTGGTATATCCCTTGGTCGGATAAAAACATAATCTGATTGGCCACCTGTACGATTGACTTGCGGGCAGATGCTCCGATCTCTGTGGTTACCACATTGGTTTTTACATCGGCAAGAGATCCACTTACGCCTGTCATCAGGTGAATAGATTTACGATTGAATATCGTAAGAGTGTCCTGAGTAAATGGTTGGATGCCTACGAGGAAATCGCTTTTACCCGCGGTTATTCTAAACTGATTGCCAATGCGATCATAGGTATCTGAATCAAGAATGTCGGATGCCACAATCTCATCCCGATTATTACGATCAGTCGGAGATGCGTCTGAGGTGAACCAATAAGGAACCCATAGCCTACGCTGATGAAACTGCCCCCAGGGAGCCGCAGGCATATGGATGAATCCTTTACCGATTGCCAGTTGACGGGATGCGGTAAGGGATGCTCCGAGCGAAACATTCTCCACGCCAAGATTAAAAGTAAACTGGTCAGCAGTAGGAGTGCTAGTGACTATCGCTTTCTGATTAACGAATAAATCGAACGGGGTTGCCCCGTCTCTGATAGTAATCTCGTTTCCTATCTCCAACCCATGATTTACCACATCCATCGTAACCACCCCGCTAGATGCGGTGGCGGTGGTATCGGTTAGATACTGAGGTGCTGTATAAGTTCCACGATCCACCCGAGTAAAGTCTTCAAAGTATTCAACCTGTGCTCCTGACACATTGAAGGTAGTAGTCTGCGAGGATGCCATTGTGACAGTAAACTGAGTGTCACTTATCCTAGTAATCTGATAGCAGTCATTCGGATTTACTGTCCAATTCCCCAGGTTGGTCAGCGTGACAAAGTCACCTGTCACCCGCCCATGATTGGTGGATGTATTAACAGTAATCGTCTGACCCGATTGGGAGGCTGAAGATATACCGATTAAGTTAAGTGCCGGGCTTGCTGAAAGA